TCTTTCACGTAAAAAAGAGGATAAAGTAAATGGCACAGGTAGATTCCACATTATGAAAAACAGATACGGAATGGACGGAATGACATTCTCAGTAGTAGCAGACACATCTACTGGCCATTTTGAAGTTACGGATCACCATTTTGATGATAGTGATAGTCCTCGTCCTGTTCAACAGATTGAAGGTACAAATTTAACTACTTTAGATCGAGACGTTTTAGCGCAACAATTTTTTCAATTAAACACTTAAAAACAACAAACTGAGAATGTCTAAAAGTAATTTACTTACGGAAAGGGTCGTCTATAAACCCTTTGAATACCCAAAAGCCCATGAATATTGGCTTAAACAACAACAAGCACACTGGTTACATACTGAGGTGCCTATGATGAGTGATATTAATGATTGGAAACAAAATTTAAACGAAACTGAAAAAAATATTATTGGCTCTATCCTAAAGGGATTTGCCCAAACTGAAACAGTAGTAAATGACTACTGGAGTGGTTTGGTAACTAAATGGTTTCGAAAGCCTGAAATAATAATGATGGCAACTACATTTGGTGCCTTTGAAACAATACATGCCGAAGCATACTCACTATTAAATGAAGAACTTGGACTCGATGACTTTAGCGAATTTCTCGAAGACGAAACTACAATGGCTAAAATTGACAACCTTATGTCAGTTAGGGATAGTTTTAATGGCGAAAAAGATTGGCACGAAATTGCCAAATCACTCGCAATATTCTCAGCATTCACAGAAGGAGTTAACCTCTTTTCATCTTTCGCCATACTACTCTCTTTTAAGATGCGAAACAAACTTAAGGGAGTGGGTCAAATTGTTGAATGGAGTATTAGAGACGAAAGTATGCACTCCGAAGCGGGATGTTGGTTATTTAGAACACTTATCGAAGAAAACCCTGAGCTCAACACTCCAGAGCTCAAAACCGCGATAACAGAAGCAGCTCTTCTTTCATTACAACTTGAATTAGACTTTATTGAAAAAGTTTATGAGTTGGGTGACCTTGAAGGATGTGCTAAAGACGATTTAATTAGCTTTATTAAAAATCGAGTCAATACAAAAATGAGTGACTTAGGTTACGAAGGAGTAGTTAATGGGATTGATCCAAATGCTCTTAAAAGAATGAAATGGTTTGATTCTTTATCAGCAGGAAAACAACATACTGATTTCTTTGCTAACAGAGTTACAAATTATGCTAAAGGAACAAAACAGTGGGACGAATCAATATTTTAAGTTATGGACGGAAACATTATAGCAGATACAACAAATTGGGTAAAAGGTAAAGATTACCCTGAATGGTTAGACGATGTAGGATTAGCTACCATCTCAAAAGGATATTTACTCCCAGATGAAACACCTAGAAAAGCATATAGAAGGGTTGCCAGAGCAATCGCGGAAAGAATACGTAAGCCAGAACTTGAAAGCAAGTTTTTTAAGTACATTTGGAATGGTTGGATTGGGCTTGCTAGCCCCGTATTATCTAACACCGGTACCGACCGTGGTTTACCTATATCTTGCTTTGGGATTGATACCCCTGATTCGATTCGTGGGATTGGTCTTACTAATGCGGAACTTATGAAATTAACTGCCCTTGGAGGTGGTGTTGGAATTTCAGTAAGTAGAATTCGTCCTAGAGGTACAACAATTACAGGTAATGGTAAATCCGAAGGTGTAGTACCATGGTGTAAAATTTACGACTCAGCAATCATTGCAACCAACCAAGGTTCAGTTCGTAGAGGTGCTGCTTCAGTAAACTTAGATATCAATCACCCTGATATTAAAGAATTTATGCAAATTCGAAGACCAAAGGGTGATCCAAACAGACAATGTCTTAACCTTCACCAATGCGTAGTTGTAGATGATGCTTTTATGCGTCGTTTACAAGACCGAGATAGTGAGGCAATGGAAATTTGGCTTGAAATTTTAAAAACCCGTGTAGAAACAGGTGAACCTTACATCATGTTTAAGGATAATGTTAACAAGAATAATCCGTTAGCATATGCAATGAATAATCTTGATGTAAGTATGACTAACATATGCACAGAAATAACATTACATACCGATGAAGAACATTCCTTTATCTGCTGTCTTAGCTCCCTCAATCTTGCGAAGTATGATGAGTGGAAAGACACAGACGTCGTTGAAACCTCGATCAGGTTCCTCGACGGAGTCATGCAAGAATTTATAGACAAATCAAATGGTAAAGATTCATTAATCCGAACTCACCGTCATGCCCAAAAGGGTAGAGCATTAGGTTTAGGTGTAATGGGTTGGCATTCATTCCTCCAAAAGAAAGGATTACCATTTAATTCTATTGCTTCAACTGCTTGGACACACACTATTTTTAGTGATATTAGACAAAAAGCTGAAGCAACCTCAAGAGCATTAGCTCAAGAATATGGTGAACCTACTTGGTGTAAAGGTACTGGTATGAGAAATACTCACTTACTTGCTATTGCACCTACAGTATCTAATTCCCGTTTAAATAATTGCTCTGCTGGTATTGAACCAATCCCAGCTAATATTTACACTTTTAATGGTGCTAAAGGAACATTTATTGTAAAAAACAAAGAATTAGAATGCTTGTTAGAAGGTAAAGGACACAACACTGAAAAAGTATGGGATGCTATTTTAGCAGACAATGGATCAGTACAAAACCTTCCACATGATGTTCTTACTGAAGAAGAAAAAGAAGTATTTTTGACATTTAGTGAAGTCAACCAACTTGAATTAGTTAGACAAGCTGCCACTAGACAAAAATACATTGATCAAACACAATCTTTAAACCTTTCATTTGATCCTACTGACTCTCCTAGATGGATTAATCAGGTTCATATGGAAGCTCATAAGTTGGGAGTTAAAACACTCTATTATCTTCGCACAGACAGCGTTATAAAGGGTGATTTAGGCAGTAGAACAGCTAATTGCATTTCTTGCGATGGATAGAAAAAACACAATATGTATAACAAACCTATAAAATTTTAATATTATGAAAGAAAAAACATTAGGAATTATTAGACACGCCTTGACGTTTGTTGGTGGTGTGTTGGTAACACAGGGCGTTATCGATGACGCTTTATTTGCTGAATTATTTGGTGCTGTAATGACAATCGTTGGTGGTGTCTGGTCAGTAGTAGATAAAAACAAAGCAACGTCCGAAGCAGAAGCTTAAAAATATCTTTAACCAAACTTAGGGGCCTAATCAGTTATAAAATGCTGGTTAGGCCCCTAATAATTCTACACAAAATATGAAGGCACCCATAAGCTTTGAGCAGTTTACTAAAAACCCTGTTGCAGCAATAGCATTTGCAGCTTTAATTGTAATAGGGTATTTGTACATGGATATGATGAATATTCATGAAGCACAATTAAAAAATTTAGAATCTTCCTGTATCCAAAGAATTGATGATCACAAAGAAAGAATTGAATCTTTAGAAACTACTATTGTTAGATACGAAGACAAGTTAGAATTAATTAACGAAAAGTTATTAGAATGTTTAGGTACCAACGATTAATCCCCCTTTTATTTATGATGGGCTGTGGTTTAACTTCACCACCCCCTAGTCTTACTACTACTATTATTGAACCTGTTTCTGATACTATAGTTGTAATTTCACCATCCCCACTTCTTGATAATATAGAATCTACTTTAGAAATGGCTGATGAAGTTATGAGCAAAAGAGAGAAAGAACAAAATCTTCTTAATAAAAAAATTTATAATTTAGTAAATACTATCTCCCAGGAAGAGGAATTAATTGCTGAATTGCAAAGAAAATTAGCTGTTAAGGATAGTATTATAAAAGATAAAAACATTCAACTTAAAGCTAGTTTAGAAAAATTAGAATCAACCCAATATCAAGTAGAAAACACTGAAGGGATAATTCAAAAATATATATTATCCTATAATGTCTTATTAGAAGAAAACAATATCCTCCAATCAGAGTTAGATGAAACTTACTCTCAAATAGAGTATTTAGATTCTTTAATTTTTACTAATAAAAAACTTACTAAAGTTTACGAATCAAATTAATCAATGAAAGAATTTTTACTAGGAATAGGAATCAATGTTGGGTTAGCAGTATCTGGCTTTTTTGGAAGTTTATTACTAGTAGGACAACAAAAAGATTTAAACCTTAAAGAACAAATCATTTCTATTATTGGTGGTACTATGTCCGCTAATTATCTTACTCCTGTAGTAATTGATACTATTGGTTCTGATAACGAATCACTCCATTTTGGAATGGCTTTCGTAATTGGATTTGGAGGTTTAAAAGTAGTAGAACATTTTTATCACAAATGGTTTAATAAAAAAGAAAATGACTCTAGTAATAATTAACTTAATTTGTAACATAGTACTTTGCGCTGCAGGTACTTTATTTTTTTTAGCTTTATTTGCTCATAAATCTAGCATTGTTCATAAGTGGAAAGCATTACATCATTGGACTTTAAAAACTGGGCTTAGTGCCTTTATAGCAGGTTCTTTATTTAATGTTTTAACCCTATCATCTCCTCCCTGGAGTGAAGTAGTATTAAATATAGGATTAGCTTTAATTTTTACTTGGGCTTCTTATTTTCATTATAAATTTTTTTATCCTAGTAAACAATACCAAAACAAATAATGTTTTTATATTGTTATAATGCTAAACTCGATAGAGTAGTTGACGGAGACACCATAGATGCTATGGTAGATCTAGGATTTAGTACTTGGAAATACGTTAGAATTAGATTAAACGGAATAGACGCTTATGAATCCAGAACTAGAGATCTAGTTGAAAAAGAAAAAGGATTAAAAGCAAAAGCTAGAGTAGAAGAATTATTGGCTTTAACTGATGGTAATTTTATTTTATATTCTAAAGGAGTAGGGAAATATGGTAGATGTTTAGGTGAAATAAAAATAGAACGTAGCATAAACGATGTTGTTAATTTAAACGAATTACTCATTAATGAAGGTTTAGCAGTCCCTTATGAAGGGGGCGCAAGATAAATTTGGAAACTTGAACCTTTGTATGTATATTTAATACATGCATTCAATTAAGGTTATCGAAAAGAATTTGTCAAAGCTTCAAAAGCTAAATTACAATCAATTTTTCTGGTGGCGTCGCTGGACTCGTATGGGTAAAGCACTCCACAAATACTCTCCATTGCTCGATAAAATCGAAAATGGTGATTACAATGATAGTCCCTACCGCTGGCAGATTTATTATTGCGATTGGGAAATCGAACAAAAACGTGCCAAATTCACTGATGTAAGAGAATTTGCTACTGAAACCACAATTGATCGCAACCGCAGACGCCGTTTGCGTGAAGACCATGAAAAATATGAAAAGGAAAATCTCGACCAATTACAACGTGATTTCCTCAACACATTCCAAATGACTCGAGAAGAGTACATGGATGAGCTACTTGAATTTGATGGCACCATAAGGGAGTTTTATATTCATTGTCAAT